CAAAACGTATCGGTGATCTCTTCGGGCTTGAACTGCCTGCCCGTGATGTTACTCGTCCGACCTAGCTGAATACGGCGGTCATCGTAATGAACACGCCCTATGACAGACTTGTCTAGCATAGCTTCGACTACCTCGACTGAGTACCACCTACGACCGACTCTTATTTTTGTTGGTAACTTCAATATTGCTTCTCCTAGTTTTTTGCTAACCCATAACGACGGTGTGCGCCACCGTCAGCGTCCAATGGAATGCCCGGCATATAGGGCGGCTCCATAGTCATCTGAGCTAAGACCCAAGCCTTAGCCTCAGACACCTCTGCGTCAGGAACCACAACGATCTGCTCGTCGTGCACTGTTCCAGCCACAAAGTATCTCTTAGCAGTACGAACCATACCATCTGTCATTACGCATCTCGCTACGCCCTGCGTGACATTGTTGGTTATCTTGCCTGCATATATCTTAGTACGATCTTGGCCGTATGTCCACTCGACCTGCTCTTTATTTGATTTCTCGTCTGTGTACCGCCTGATATTTAGGTCAGGATACAACAGTTTCATGCCTGATGGAAGCTCAATCTCCCCCTTGCGGTAGGTCAGGCACTTGTGCTTGTACTCCTTGCCCTTGTACAGCGACTCATGGATAAGATGGGTGTTCAAATCCCAGAACTCCACCACAGGCGTAGCCGTAGCCCTGTACTTGTCGATGATGGCCTTGGATGCTAGGCAGTGGATAACTAGCTCCTTGGTGGTACAGGTGTGCGGGATGGCGGTTAGCTTCTCAACGTTTACTTCCCAGTCTAGGAACTTTTGCGCCATAGTTTGGGTAACACCGAGCTTCTTGGCAAAGCCCAAGTCGTACCGTTGCGGTGGCGCCCCGAGGAATCCTGTGAGGAGTTGAGAAGCAAAAGCCGCCCAGCCAAGACCGTATCCGCAGCCAAGCAACGCGCTCTTCGCAGATTGCCGAAGGTCAGGGTGAGACTCTTTAGTAAGTCCGGGTATGTTAAACATCTGCGCTCCAAACGCGGCGTAAGGGTCACCGCCACTCCTGAAGATGTCCAGCATGTCTGTGTAATCTGATAACCACGCCAGTACTCGTGGCTCAATCTGCGATAAGTCACCAACGACGAGTTGGTGGCCAGCGGGAGCCATAATCGCTTTGCGTAGGAACGAGCCTCGCTTGAGGTTTTGCATGTTGATGGCCGAGCCACGGCTTGCTGTCCACCTGCCAGTCTGCGCCCCGTAATAGGAGAGAGGTACTGGTAGGGCGCCACGTTTACTAATGTCAAGGAACCGCTGAGCACGGGTTCGCTCGGTGGTTGATTTAACCCGAAGGCGCGCTTCACATAAAAGGGCAACGTCTTCACGTTCACCGTTGAGTAGCGCCTGAAAGAGGGCGTCATTCTTAGCCAGCGCAAGTGTTTCTTTCCCTGTAGTCTTACTGACTTTTGTTGGGGGAACCACACCGATGGACGTGAGTAGTGCTGCAAATTGTGGGTTCGACGCAAGCGCAGTTTCGTCCACGCTGAGCTTCTGTAGTAATGCTTCACGGGTTTCTTTCTCCTCTAATATGGCATCGGTCAGCATGTTGGGGTCAAGGTCAAGGCATGCACGGGTGTACATCTTCAGAGTCATGTCGATGAGCCGAAGTTCCTTGGACGGGTATCCATTGACCAAGCGTGCAAAGATTCGCTCGCATAGATATACGTCGTGTTTGCAATAGTCTGCAAGCTCAGATTCCATGACCTTGTCCAACTCGGCCACACCATTGGTGCTGTATACGGCTGTCCCTTTGGCGGGAAGACCAAAATCGATTGCAAGTTTGGCGAGACTGTTGCCAACTTCCACGCCACGTAAAGCTCGCGCCATTGATAGCGTGTCGAAGATGAAGGCTGGATGTACATCGTAGACCCACTCCATAATGGATACATCGAACTGTGCGTTGTGCGCAAGCACTGCGGTTCGTCCCCAATCGACACCATTGAAGTACTCACGTAGTCCCTCTGCGCTAACCCATCTAGTTGGTTCATCGCTTCCGTATACATGGACGCAAGCTCCGAACGCTCTAAATTTATCATGGCGTATGTACTCCTCGGTTGTCATCTTGGTAAGTGTGTAACCTTCCTTGGTATCCCAATAGGTCTCGAAGTCGATCGTTAAGATCGTGTCGTACGGCTTGCTCAATTAAAGCTCTCCTTGGGTGGTGCGCCTAGGACGTTTAGAAAGCCGAAAAAATCGTTTGCCGCCAACATGAGTTGCGACGCCTCCATCTCGTCACAGTTAAGGGTAACGACTCCTGCTAGTTGGTCTTCTGCCCTGCCCACTATGACTACGCCCTGCGCGTTGCCGTCCCCGTAGCACATCACGAGTTTGTGTATGAGCAGTTTGAAATGTGCCTGTTCCTCATCAGACATGCTCTTGACTCTGCGCTCTAGTTCCTCTTGGGTCATCATGTCTTCATAAGCCACTTCTTTTCTCCCTGAGTAGTTGTTGTAGTTCATCTATGTTGCTCTCCCTTGCTATATATGTTGTTCCGCCTGCGTTGTGTATGCGGTTGAGTTCAAGGTCTTGCAGGGCTGTTGTCTTGCCACTACCAGCCTTGCACTCGATCGCAATGAAGTGTCCGTCCATGCAGGCAATGATGTCCGGAATACCCGCCCGACCAAAGCCGTTGGCTGGTGGCATGAAGTGGTAGATGCCTAGCTTGTCCAGCACCTCACGCACGCGCTTCTTGACTTTAGATTCGGGGGTTGCAGCCATTACTTGCCTTTCGTTCTGTTGACGCGTCCGCCACGCGCTGTTGCAACAGACTTGTGTTTCCACTTGTCGTTTGCTTTTTTCGCTGGCTCAGGAGAGTGTTCTGTTGTTGCCTTTGGCAAGGACGCAAGTTGTTGCATGAGTTTGTCAACTTCCGCTTGTGTTCGTGAGTTACCTACGCCCATGTTATTTCTCCTGTGTTTCTATTAGCTTGGTCAGGTAGTGTTGTGCCTTCTTCAAGTCGTCGACACCGCCCTTGTCTTTCCAACGGGACACATACTTTATTACGTTTCCTTCCAAGTAGCCAATGTTATTTGAGACGATGTAGTCCCATGGCTGAATGGCTTTGTTCTTGTAGTGAGTACCCGCTACCTGTATTTGATTAGCGCTAGTCATTGATCTCTCTCCTTCTGTTTAAAAATATAGCGTCATCGGGGTTGCATATCTTTTCACGCGATCTTCTTCCCGTGTTTTCTGGTTTCGGGCAGTTATCAGGTACATCAACGACGACCCAGATTGCCGCCAATGTATTGCGAAAGGTTGCTTTTTCCCATCGATCGATGTACACACCAAAGACACTCTCCAATGATTTGTTGACAGAGCGAACGTCTATGCCAGTAATCTCGGCTATATCGCTTGACTTTAAACCATCGGGGTGCCGTTTGAGAAGCTCCCGAATGATGTTGTGATTACTCTTCACGTTTCAGGCTCCATGTGGTCTGGCGGTGGCTACGTAGTCAGGGCGTTTCTCGTACGTAGGTACGTGTATGTCTTTGAAGAAGCAAGTGTCACCATCAAAGCGCACAGTGTCGCCCCGATATGTCCACACCCATTTCTTAATAGGCGTACCTTGCGTCACAAAACTAGTCCCGTGGATTGTGATTGCCCACTCACCCTCTTGCCGAGTGCGATTAACCAAACCCCAATAGCGTAGTTTCTGAAAGTTAGTCCATTGCACTCGGGTCAGTCGCAGGTTTCTTAAGCCTATCGGCCCACCACCAGCCGCCCAAAGTTCATACAAACCATGCGCTAAACCTTTGTTAAAAACATGGCGGTACTCAACCATCTTGGCGTCACAATGCCCACAACGCTTTATTGCTTTCATGTTTTCATGTCCCTCACATACGTGGCAAAGCTATGGGCGGTATCGCCAAAGGCAATGCGCATGGCATCGAACTCTAGCGCCACCTCTTCAAGCACGGCGTTGCGTATCACAGGGTAGTTCTCTCTGATCTCGTTCTTGGGTATGCCAAAGATGCGGTCAAAATCTTCTTTGTTAAAACTTGCGTCACTCATATTAACCTCCAAACATTTGCTTCAAGTGAACATACAACTCACGAGCCTGATACACAGTCATGTCTTTCAGAATGTCCTCTGGTGTTTTAACGCGCACGAGCGAGATCATTCGTTTAGGCGCTACAGTATCGGGATGCGATGCGACTCTGTCAGGTGCAGCTTCCAACTTCTCTTGTAGCAACGCACCGATACCTGTCACGGCTCTCTTCTCGTACTTGCGCTTGGGTGGTGCTATTGGGGCGTCCATCTTCTTGAGTGCCTTGAGTGATTTGATTGGGCGGTACTCGGCTATGTCTGCGTAGTACAGGTTGTTGGTTTCGTGAATCATATTATTACGACGCATCTGCGCTATGAGACTAGATGTTGACCCGCCCGCAAACCCCTGATGCTCGAGAGCTTCTATGATCTCTTTTCGTGTGGAGCCGGGGTTGTTCTTGATGTAATCGAACGTTACGCGAGAGATGTTGTTTGTTACGTTGAAGGTTTTCTTCATGGGACTTTCCTGAGTTGGTTTATTGGGTTGCGAAAAAGAAGCTGACACT